CTTGTTCCCGTACCAGGCGTCGCTCTGCCCGGCCACGTGGCAATAGAAAATTGGCTCGTGCCGAAACTTATAGCGTCCGAAGCCCCACGCAAACGTGTTTTTTGCCCAGATGATCTGGCAGCGGACCTCGAAACCGGCGGCTTCCAGAGCGTTTTGAAACTCGCGCTGCCAGGACGATGGATGGCAGACGTACAGCGACGCGCCGGGCTTCACGATCCGGCGGTAGCTTCCGAAGGTGGTTGCCAGGAATTCGCAGAACTGTGGCGCCGGCATGCAGTCGCCTTGGATCGTGAGGCGGTCCTCCGTGTACCCTTGGTAATCGACGTTGTAGGGAGGATCCGTGAAGATCAAGTCGGCGGCAGTGCCGTTCATCAGCCGTGCGACATCGGCTTCGCTGGTGGCATCGCCCACGAGCAGGACGTGCGGCCCCAGCCTCCACAGATCGCCAGCAACGCTGGCTGGCCTCTCCGGTACCTCGGGAACGTCATCTTCATCGGTAAGGCCTGCGCCGGCTCCGTCGGCCGCCAGAAGCCGGGCCAGTTCTGCATCGTCGAAGCCCACGAGGTTCAAATCGAAATCGGCTTCCTGGAGGGCCTGCAATTCCACGCGCAACGTTTCCTCACTCCACCCGGCGTTGAGCGCAAGCTGGTTGTCGGCGATGACCAGTGCTCGGCGTTGCGCCTCCGAGAGGTGCCCAAGCTGGATGACGGGTACCTCGGTCATGCCGAGTCGGCGAGCCGCGAGGAGTCGCGCGTGGCCGGCGATTACGTCGTTGTCGGCCCCCACCAAAATCGGATTGGTCCAGCCGAACTCCTTCATAGATCCGGCCACCTGCCCGATCTGTTCGGGCGTGTGCGTGCGCGGATTGGTGATGCGCGGTATCAGCCGTCCAATCGGCCATCGCTCCACCTGGATGTTGATTCTGATTTTCATACTTCAATTGCCCTTTCGCCGGCTGCCGTAGAACGGCGCCGGCCCGTTATGCCGGATACGTCGTGCGTCCTGCTGCCTAGGGTTCGCATTTTGCTCCAACGGAACGCCACGGGTAGCGGCCACCTCCGCCATGCTTTGGCCGGCTTCTGCGAGAAGCGGCTCCTCACCCGTCAGGTTCGCGATGCGGCGCAGGGCCACATCGCAATACGCCGGCGAAATCTCGCAGCCGTATCCCACGCGGCCCAGGACGTGGGCCGCGGCCATCGAAGTGGCGCTTCCCAGGAAGGGATCAAATGCAAGATCACCTTCGTCCGAGAACGCTTTGACGAAGAACTCCACCAGCGCGCGCGGGAAGGGTGCGGAGTGCGAGCCCTGCGTGGATTCCGATTTCACCTCGATCACGTTCGAGGGCCGGGCGATACCTGCGAAGCGCCCGCCGTTATCGGCCGCTGGGGGTCTTCCGGCCGCCGGGCCACGCGCTCCCGTCCCAAGCAAACCGCTGCCCGAGGTGGACTTCGGATTATTGGGCGAGTAGTCGAAGCAGTCTTCCGAGACGTGTCCCACGGCATTCGGGCGAAACTTGATCTGCGGCTGGCGACAGAAGTGGTACACCGGCTCGAAAGCGTTCTTGAATCTGTTTCCCCACCCGCCGGGAACCCCATTGTCCGTCTTCCGCCAGCAGAACTCATCCACCAAGCGCCAGCCCCATTGCCGCTTGTGGGCGAGAACCAGGTCCATTACATACAGGCTTCGTTCCCCATCGTCGGCGTGCGGTTTGATGTTTAGGAAATAGGAGCCGTCGGGTGCCAGGACCGTGGCGATGTTAGCGGCCACGCTGCGGAACCAGTCCGAGTACTCCTCGGGCGGCACGGGCGTGAATCCGCTGGATGGGTCGTACTCGCGCTGCGTGGCGTATGGCGGCGACGTGATCACCAGGTTGGCCTTCCGGCCCTCGAACAGGTGCGCCACCACGGCGTGGTCGCGGCAGTTTCCGCAGATCAGGCGATGTTTGCCCACGAGCCAGATATCGCCGGCGCGCGTAACCGGCTCGGCCGGAGCCTCGGGGATCTCCTCAGCGTCGTCAGCGCCGGACCCGACGTCATCGCGGTCAGCTTCCGCCAGCAGCACCCGCAGTTCGTCGTCATTGAAACCGAGAACTTCCAGGTCGATCTCGGCGTCCCGGAGTTCGGCCAACTCGCTGCGGAGAAGTTCATCGTCCCAGCCGGCCAGTTCTGCCAGCTTATTATCGGCCAAGACATAAGCACGCTTCTGCGCCTCGCTCAGATGATCCAGAACAATCACCGGCACCTGTGCAAGCTGCAGTTTGCGTGCGGCGAGGAGCCGCCCGTGGCCAGCGATGATGCCGGCCTTGGAGTCCACCAGGATTGGCGAGTTGAAGCCGAATTCGCGAATGCTGCCGGCGATCTGCGCCACATGCGCGTCAGAGTGAGTCCTGGCGTTTCTGCTGAAGGGGACTAGCTTGTCGATGGCCCACATCTCGATATCCTTCGCCATCGGGCAGGCGTCTTGTGGTATTTCAGTCGGTCGCATCGTGTGTTCCGATTTAGGTCGCCGTTGCGCTGAGCCGGCGTGGAATCGCTGTTCGGGCAGAGTCATTCAGTTTCCAGTCCGAGACGGTCGCACGGCGCGTCGCCGAGGTCCTGCTTCACACCCAGGTAGCGTTCTGTGGTTTGGATCGACTCATGCCCCAGGGATAATTGGATCTGTTCGATCGGCGCCCGGCCCTGGTGGGCTAACCTGGCATAACTGCGCCGGAGGTCGTGCGGCGCGATCTGAGCCAATCCCAGCGCGGGCGTATACTTCCGCAGGATAGACCAGATGCACTTGTCCGCCAGAGATTCGTGGGTCAGCCGCCCCCCGCGGTTGATCGGCCGGAAGACCCGCCCGGTGTGAACTCCCGCCGCCGTACTCCATCGATCAAGGTCCGTCTTCGCCCAGCCCGGCATGGGTACCGAGCGGACCCGGCCATGCTTGCCCAAAAGATCGACAATCACCCACCTTTGCTCGCGCTGCTGGATGTGTTCGAAGCGCAGCCCCACAGCCTCGGAACGGCGCAGTCCGCACCCGATCAGGACGGCAAACAGCGCGCGGTCCCGCTTGCCGGTGAGCGTGCAGGTATCGGGAGCTTGAATCAACCGTTCCGCCTGGCGGCGGTCCAGCCAGTTCCCCAAGCGGACTCCGCGCCGGCCCACGCCTCGCACCCGGGCGATGCCGGCGGCCAATTCCGGCGTAATCAGCCCGTTATCGGCCGCCTCCGCGACCAGTTTCCGCACGGCGGACAGCCGCACGTTGATGGTGGATGCGGAAAGACCCGCGGCCTCGAGGTGCGCCTTGTAAGCGTTCACTGCGGCCTTGGAGATGGGTGGCCGAGATTCGGCACGATACCAAGCCAGGAAATCATTCAAGGCCGATTCGTAGGCTCGCCTCGAATGAGGGGAAGTGACGCCATCGAGCGCCAGAACTTTCAGTTTTTCCCACGCCGCCTGATCGTATCGGACCAATTCGCTCATTTCAATTCTTCATGCCGTCAAGAGTCGCCCGGAGACGCCAGGCCGGTGCCGTCGAATGCGGCGTTGGCCGGCGCCCCCCCGGCAGCACCGCCACCGGAACCACCACCAGCCCCGCGCGCGCCCGGCCAGAGGTTACCGCCCCCCAGGGCCTTGAGTAATGGGGCGCGAGAGACTAACATCCCAACAGGAGCATCCAATGCCAGGAACGCAGACAACGGTCCGAGTCAACCTGCAAACGGAGCAGGGGCGGCGGCATCAGCGCCGCATCGAGCAGGCACAGCAGCAGGCCCTCGAGCGACTGCGAAAAGCATCCCAATCTCCGGCTCCGGCCGCAGATTCCAAGCCGCCTACGCGGTAAGGGACCTGGCGGGCAGTTCAATACACCTCGGGCCGCAGAATACGGGCGCAGGCTGTTGTTCGGTGGAAAGGGACACTTCGGGTGTAGCCTGTCACGCGACCGGGGTAGTTTAACGGCCGCTCCGCCAGCCGCCCGCGCGGCTATGCCGCGTGGGGAACGGCGTCCTTCGGCGTGAAGATAACCGTAAGATGCCGCGGGCCGCTCCGTTCTTTAGACGGTGTAGAGGCCCTGTTTGTGCTTGGGGTCCGACAGCCCCTTCACCGCGAGGATGCGGAATTCGAGCAGCCTGACCACCTCACATTAATTATACAACCCCGCACAACTCCCGAGTCCAGAACTCCTTTGATAGCATCCGATAAACCCGGTTATCGGGCGGAATTGATCAAGCGAGCTGCGCTGCGGGAACGTCTGTTTTTGTGTGGGGCATGTGGGGCATGTGGGGCGGTTCGAGTTAAGCCTTTACTGTTGTGTTGATTTCGCGGTGCCACATTTCGAAGGGCAGATGATGTTGTTGTAGGGCATGTGGGACAGGCGAACGTTGCCCGTGCCCCACATGCCCCACATGGCATTTATCATGTGGGGCACCCTCCGATCTCCAAGATACTGATAAAAGCTCAGTTAGAGACCTGTCCCACATGCCCCACATGCCCCACATGCTTTTTCCTCTTCTGTCGAACTTGCCGATTCCTCCGGGTCCTCGGAGTCTTCAAAGATAGCCGGTAGAATCTCGATCAGCCTTGGCCTTCCTTCGCCGGGGATTGATTTCTTGTTGCCGAGGTGCCGGCCCTCATTGCGTTGCATGTACGCTCTTGCGACCATCTCCTTGGCAACCGCCTTATAATCATAGCCATTGCAGATCTCATCCTGGAAAGACCTTGGGTAAAGGTAATAGAGCCACCCCTCAGGAGAGCGCTGTCGGTAGCCCGCACGATTGTTCACCCTCTCCTCCGGGCTTTCGATGTTCTGAAATCGGCTGCTGCCGTTAGCTTGGAGAAACGAGCGAGTCAACTGGATGCCGATTTCGACATCTCGGTGCGTCTTGGCATCTCCCCGACTGATCAACCATGACCGAAAAACCGACTCAACAGAGCTAACCGCCGCGGTCTCGGACCATCCGGTTATGCCAAGCCTAGATGCCAACAGACCTGCCCAGGCGACGATTGCGAACAGGGCTGCTACACGATGGACTTCGCCGACGGCATCCGTGGGCACATTCCGGCGCAGGAAACCGCGCCGAAACTCCAAGACTGCCTCTGTAATCTCTCCGCGATGATCTGCAATGTGTTGCAGAAACGGCCGAATTGGCGTCCCGTAGTGCGTCTTGGCCGCTTGGCTGAGAAGAGTGGAGAGCTTGGCAGCAGCATCGAACCCGTGCAGGTTCTCGAAAATCCCCATTCCGGCGCCGGCGTCCGCCTCAATGTCGACAAGCCGGACTTCCTGGCCGCCTTTCGCATGCCTCCCCGCAGATTTCATTGCATCGGAGAGACTGCGTTCTCCGCTGGACAGATACAGGAGCTTGAACGTATTCGATGGCCGGCTCATGATGTTCTTCGTCATTCTGCCCTTGCCGCCGCCGTTGCCGAGTGCATAGATAATCTCGCCCACCTCCCGCTCACTGACTTCACCGAACTCGTCAAGACACAGCAGGGCGTGGTTGTGAAGAGCCGCCCTCGCTTCCAGGCCGTTCGCTGTTGCGCGCCACGTGTCGAGAAAGCCATTCTGCCCGCCTCCGCCCCAGACGGAGCCTCCGACCAGTAGCGCCGTGGTCTTTCCCGTCGAGGAAAGACCGCGAAAGTGAAAGCCGCTACCGTCTGCCTTAAGCAGATCGAGTAACGGCGCGGCAAACGCAACCGAAACCGCAAGCACAAGGCGAGAATTGCCGACGCACCGACTGGCTATTGACGAGCGCCATTCCTCCAGACTGCCCTCTGTCCGGTACAGATGTTCGGGCGCGTACTCGGAATGAAAGAGGACCTGGTCAGAACCATCCGGCCCAATGCTCGCGTCTGGGAACACGAAGTACTGGCCGTGCCAGCCGATTTGCGATACGCACCGAACGTCTTTCTCGGGCTCGCTTTCGTATACGTAATCCTTCAGCAGTTCCAATGATTTCCTGTCACGCCTCGGCTTGAAGCCCATCGAGATCAATCGCTGCAACGCCTCCGGACCTTCACCAATCAGGCTTGCGCTTGCGATGACGCACCGTTTTTCCAGGCCTTGCCGATTGCGGAACCTGACTAGCTTTCCGCATCCTTCCTCGTTGAAGTCGCTGGTGCGGGCAGCGACTTCAAGAGGCGGGCAAATCCATAAGGGTGGCTTCGTGCAGTCCGACCACCGGCAGTAAACGCCGTCTTCGCGAATCTCGAATGAGCGGGCTTTGGGTTCGGCGTTCTCCCCGCTCC